TGTCTGCCAACCCACAAGAAATTACATTTAGCGCGCCCTTTGCTGAAACAGACTTTACTCCTGCTAGTGGTGCTGGATCAATCAGAGTAGATACCAGTGTTGTAGCATTAAAAGTGTTTCGCGATGTTCTGTACATCTTTGGACTTGATAAAATTTACAGACTTGCTGGAAGTAGCATTGCAGACTTTCAAGTACAGCCTGTCACTAGAACACTTGGTTGTGCCGATGGGTTTTCTATTCAAGAACTTGGCGGCGATCTTATTTTCCTGTCTCTTGATGGACTCAGAACAGTTGCTGGTACTGAAAAGATTGGTGACGTAGAGTTAGGTACAATTTCTAAGCCTATTCAAGGCCGTATTCAAGATGTTGTTGCTAACAGAGCTAATATAACTTCCGCTGTTATTCGTGGTAAAAGTCAGTATCGTATTTTTTATCCTTCGTCTGCTTCTGAAAGCACACCCTTTGTTCGAGGAATATTAGGTACTCTTAAACGAACACCACAAGGCGGAGTTGGTTTTGAATGGGCAGATATAAAAGGAATTAAACCTTCTTCAATGGACTCTGCTTTTATTAGCGGCGTTGAGTACGTTATTGAAGGTGGCTTTGATGGTTATGTAAGACAGCAAGAAAGTGACACTGTATTTACTTTTGATGGGGAAAACATTGTTGCTCTCTATCGCTCACCGGATTTATCCTTGGGTGATGCAGGCATTAGAAAGTTAATGCAACGAGTTATCCTTAACTACGCAGTAGAAGGCACGATTGCTGCTGAGTTAAGAATTAGGTATGACTCAGATTCTATTAATGTTCCACAACCGGACCACCTAGACATTACATCCCCCGGTGGAACTGCTGTGTATGGTGCTGTTGCTTCTTTATATGCCAATGCTGTTTACGGTTCTAGCGGTACTCCTGTCTTTAGACAATCAATCGAAGGTTCTGGTTTTCTTATTGCAGTAAAGATTAATCATAACAGTTCAAATAGACCCTTTACACTAAACTCTTACCAGTTTGAATTTACACCCGGAGGAAGACGATAATGGGTACAGGTTACGTAAGGCGCAGTACAACTGAGATAGCCACAGGCGAGGTTATCGAGGCTGCTGATTTTAATAATGAATTTAACGACATTGTTAGTTCATTCACAGCATCAACTGGGCATAGCCATGATGGCACTACTGCTGAAGGCGGTGATGTAACTAAGCTACTGGGTACAGCAATTACCATTGGTGATGGCTCTGCTGGTGCGGACATTGTTGTAACCTTTGATGGTGAGACAACTGATGGTGTGCTTACTTGGATGGAAGACGAAGATCACTTTAAGTTTAGTGATGACATTGTTATAGATAGTACAAAGCGACTGTACTTTAATGACGAGGGTGGTGAGTACATTCATGGCGACGGTACAGATTTAAATCTTGTATCTGGCGCAGACATCAACATTCCTGCAAGCATTGGGCTAACCTTTGGTAATGATGGCGAAAAGATTGAGGGCGATGGAACTGATCTTACAATTGCTGGTAACAACATTAATCTTACTGCTGTAGCTGACGTTGTTATTCCTGCTGATGTAGGCATTACATTTGGTGATGCTGGAGAAAAGATTGAGGGTGATGGCAGTGACTTAACTATCTCCTCTTCTGCTGTACTTACTCTTGATGCTGGTGGTAACATTGTTATTGATTCAGATGGTACTGTAGACGTTAACTCAGTAGGTGTCCTAACTTTAGACTCTGGAGCAGCAATTAATATTGAGCCTGCTACTGGTTCAGCAATTCTATTAGATGGAACTATTAGCATAGATGCTGGCGTTGTTACTGGGGCAACTTCGATTACTTCCACAGCATTTGTTGGAGATGTTACAGGTGATATAACAGGCACAGCCGATGTGGCTACAGTTGCAACTACTGTTACTATCACTGATAATGAATCTACAAATGAAAGTAACGCTATTATCTTTACCGCTGGCGGTGATGTTGATGGTGGCAATATAGGTTTAGAGTCAGATGGCACCCTAACCTACAACCCCAGCACAGGTAAGATAACGGCCACAGGCTTTATTGGTGCGTTGACTGGTGATGTTACAGGTGATGTTACAGGTACATCCGATGTAGCTACGGTTGCAACTACTGTTACTATCACAGACAACGAATCAACCAATGAGAGCAATGCTATTATCTTCACTGCTGGTGGAGATACAGATGGTGGTAACCTAGGACTAGAGTCAGATGGAACACTGACTTATAATCCCAGCACAGGTAAGATAACGGCTACAGGCTTTATTGGTGCTTTAACCGGCGATGTTACAGGTGATGTTACAGGTACATCTGATGTTGCGACAGTTGCAACCACCGTTACTATTACTGACAACGAATCCACAAACGAAAGTAATGCTCTTATCTTTACTGCTGGTGGAGATGTAGACGGTGGTAACCTAGGGCTAGAGTCAGATGGAACACTAACTTACAACCCTAGTACTGGTGTTGTAACTGCTACAGGATTTGTTGGTGCGTTAACTGGTAACGTCACAGGCAACGCAAGTGGTACAGCCGCTACTGTTACAGGCGCTGCTCAGACTGCCATTACAAGTGTTGGTACTCTTACTGGTCTTACAATCTCAGGCGATCTAACAGTTAGTGGCGACGACATAACAATGGGTACGAATACCAGCGGCCACATTCTGGTTGCTGATGGAACTAACTACAATCCTGTTGCAGTAAGTGGTGACGTAGGTATTTCAGCGGCTGGTGCAATAACCATTGCAAGTACTGCTATTGAAAGCGGAATGCTTAACAACAACATTATCTCAGGTCAAACCGCACTAGCTTCTGGTTTGGCAACTACAGATGAAATACTAGTGAGTGATGCTGGAACTCTTAAACGTGTGGATGTAAGTGTTCTTACAGAAATTACTGATGGTTCGGCAACTGCTCTTGCGATTGCTTTAGGTTAACAAAACAGAGGAATGAAAAATGGCTAATACTTTTAAAGTTATAACCAAAGCAGGAGTAACATCAGCAGATGTAATCTACACTGTTGCAGGGAGTACGACTACAGTTCTTCTGGGCATCATGCTAGGGAATACTACAGCAGGTGCTACTACTGCAACGGTTACTCTTACATCTGATACAGCAAACAGATCAGGAGCAAACAATGAAGCTAACCAAACTGTTGAGTTAGTTACTAATGCTCCACTACCAGTAGGCAGTTCTCTTGAACTGTTAGCAGGTAACAAAGTAGTTATGGAAACTACCGATACCTTGAGCCTAACTGGGAGTGCGGCTACGGATATTATCCTGTCGGTTATGGAGATTACCTAATGGCATACCTTGGATCAACACCAGCAAGAGCGCCATTGTCTAGCGCACAGATTGAAGATGGTACTGTTGATACTGCTGATCTTGCAACGAATGCTGTTACTACGGCAAAGATTACAGCCGGTAATGTTACTACGGCAAAGCTTGCCGCTAGTTCTGCACTTATTGGTAAAAACATAATTATTAATGGCAGTCACGAAGTAGCTCAACGAACTGCTGCGGTGACAGGTATGGGTGCTTCCAATGGCTACACTCAAGTTGATATGTGGCATATAATAACTTCAGGAACTGCCGGTCGAGTAACAGGAAGTCAAGTAGCTGGTCCTCTTGCTGCAACAGGCCACGCCAAAGCTGTAAAAATTGACGTAACTACTGCCGATAGCAGCGTGGCAAGTGGTGATATTATGTCGCTTAGAACTACTGTCGAAGCGATAAATCTTCAACAGCTACAGTGGGGAGTTGCAACAGCAAAATCTGTAACTTTATCATTTTGGATGAAAAGTCCCAAATCAGGCACGCATTGTGTATCTATTTACCAAGAAGATGACGGACGATTTTTTATTAAAGAATTTACCATTGCATCTGCTGATACCTATGAATACTTTGCTATAACATTTCCGGGCGATACGGGTGGTACTATTGACACAAATAATGGAGCTGGCATTCGCATTGATTGGCCTTTAATTTGTGGCTCGGGCGAAGCTGGATCAGCAGGTGCGTGGACTTCTGGAGGTAAATTTGCAACTAGTAATCAACAAAATTTGCTCGACAACACATCTAACAATGTTGAGTTGGCAGGAGTTCAATTAGAACTAGGCACGGTTGCCACTGACTTTGAGCATGAGCCGTTTAGTGTGACGTTGGAAAAGTGTCAGCGATACTTTGAAAGGCTCGACTTTAGTTTTACCGATGGCGAACCAATAGGGTATGGCGTTGCTGCCAGTACATCAAGTTTTCTTGCTGGCGTTCCCTTTCGTGTGGCTAAAAGAGCCGCCCCAACATTGAGTTCTTCGGCAACAGCAACGTATGATGTTCTTTATGCAGGAGGCGCAACGGCTGAAGTTGGAGCCATAAACTCTCTTACATCGGGTCAGTACCACTTACAATTTGTAGGAACTAGTGTTGCGGGTAGCCCTCTTACAGATGGCTTTGCTCTTATTCTACGTAGGGATGGAACTGACGCAACTTTTATTGACATTTCGGCAGAACTTTAATAGTAGGAATTGAACAATGGCATTAACAAACATTAAATATGTTAACGCAGAAAAGACAACAATTTCTGCAACTCAGAATGGCGATACAGTTTATATTCCTGTTTCTGCTGGTAATAAAGAGTATGACGCTATTGTTGCAGAAGAGCTTACGATTGCAGATTATGTAGCTCCTGATGAAACAATGGACAGCATTAGAGAAAAGCGCAATCAACTACTAAAAGACACAGACTGGCAAGCAGGAACCGATGTCACAATGTCCGATGCACAAACAGCATACCGAAAAAAGCTTAGGGACTTACCAGCTACAAATTCTGATCCCACTAAAATTGTCTTTCCAGACGCACCGTAGGAGTTATTAAATAATGGCAATTTCAAAAATCGGTCCTACTGGTCTTTTAAATCCTCAAGTAGGTAAAAATTTAGTAGATAATGGCGGCATGAAAATATCACAACGCGGGACGATAACCGGGCAGGGTGGAGTTACCAACACTTATACGGCTATAGATCGGTGGAAAATACGTGAAGAAGGGCCGGGTGCTGCTCGCTTTACAACGTCACAAGACACACTAAGCGAAGCTAATTCTGGTCTAGCCAGAGGCTGCCGCACCGCTTTAAAAGTAGATTGCACGACTGCCGAAGCAGGGGTTGCTGCTGGAGAGTTTGTAGGCATCTGCCATTCCCTAGAGGCCCAAAACCTGCAAATGCTTGAATATGAAAACGCAGGGGCTAAGTCTATGGTCTTATCCTTTACGGTTTCATCACCCAAATCTGGCACTCACTGTGTCGCTTTACTGCAATCGGACGACAACCGGCATTACATAGCGGAATTTACTGTTACATCGGCGGACACCTTTGAGCATTTTTCAATGGTTATACCGGGCGATCCTGACGGCAGTATTGACAACGACACTGGAGAGGGAATGAGAATTACATTTCCTTTAACTGCCGGTACAAACTTTCACGGAACAGCAGGAAGCTGGCAAGGCGGGGAAGAATACGCAACTTCAAACCAGCAGAATTTAATGGACAACACCGCAAATAATTTTCTTTTGTCGGCTGTTCAGCTTGAGGTAGGCACGCTTGTTTCTGACTTTGAGCATGAGCATAAGAGTGTGACGTTGGCAAAGTGTCAGCGCTATTACCAGCAATGGAACATCACGACAGCATTTGGTTATATTGCGGTAGGTCTTAACGCTGGATCAACTACTACACGAGCCACACTTCCTACGAGGCAAACGATGAGGGCTGCACCCACTTTAAGTGTATCAGCCGTGGGTGATTTTCAAACGCAAGATGCAACGGGGTCCGCCGACACTTCGAACGTGACACTATACTCTTCGTACCCTGAAGTTGTCACTATAGAAGCGACCGTTGCAACCCAACCTATTTCAAATGCTGCAATGTTTGGCGCAGACAACAGCACTGTCCGATTTCTAGCATTAAGCGCGGAGATGTAAAATGTCATTAACCAACATTAAATATAGTAACGCAGAAAAAACAGTAATTTCTGCAACAGAAAATGGAGTGGTACTTTCTATTCCTGTATCTGCTGGTAATAAAGAGTATGACACTATTATTTCTGAAGAGCTTACGATTGCAGATTATGTAGCTCCTGATGAAACAATGGA